GTAGAGTATGGTGAAAGCTCTCCTGAAAAAATTGAATGCTCAAACTGTAAAAAAACTGCCCATCGGTCTGATGAAGGTATCCCAGTCTACAAGTATGGTAGAAATTCTTATGAGGCTATGAATGAGAGAAGGAGATATGCTTATGAGGGTATGGACAAGCAGCAAGCAGAGAAATTTTATAAAGAATCTATTGAGGCTTCGAAAGAGCGGGTAAAAACTGGGGACCAGCACGATAAGAGAGTTGACCCTAATTATAAAGTTTTGGAAAAGCAAGGAGTTGTTAAGCGGAACACTTCTGAGCGTAGGTATCAGAAACAAAAAGTTCTTAAAGATGCGAATGTTAAGTTGACGAGAGAGGGGAAGATTGGTAAAATAGCACATAAGAAACCTACAACAGATTAACCTAGTATATCATAACCTATGCCCTACCACATTTCTGATAACACTAAGAAGGGGTGTCTCTACCTTCTAAAGCACGATCTTGAGTTCTTTTCCGAGATCGTGCCTCTTCTTAAGCCTGAGTTTTTTGATTTTCCTTGCCTATAAAAATAATCTTTTTAGGTGTTAGGAACTACTACGATGAGTATCGTAAGTTGCCCTCCGATGGTGCTCTAGCAAACTTCATTGTAAATAGCGTATCTGGGTCTTTAGGGGAAGGTATTGATTACGAAAATACAATTTCGGAAATCAATTCATTCGATAAGTCCTGCCTTGGGGATAGAGAGTTCATTCTCGATACAGTAGAGGAGTTCGCCCGTCAAAAGGCAATGGAGTCTGCAATTAGGAAGGCTGTTGGTATCCTCAATGATGAAGGGGATACTGGGGAAGTTGAGGAACTAGTTAAGTCTGCGTTGCTTGTAAATAGGAATGTCGATGTCGGACAGGATTACTTTAGTGATGTTGATAACCGAATCCTTAGATCCTATGAGAACAAGGGTGAGAATAGGCTTCCAACTATTTTCGAGACTCATAACCATCATCTTGAAGGAGGCTTGTGTCCGAAGGAGATTGCCATTGTAGTAGCCCCTCCTGGGGTAGGTAAATCTCTGTATTTGGTAAATCAGGGTGCCCACTGTATCCTTAAGGGTAAGAATGTCTTGTATCTGTCTTTGGAGATGAGCCAAGATAAGATTGCAGGCAGGTTTGATTCTGTCCTCACCCAGATCCAGAACTCTAACCTTAAGAAGCCTTTAGGTCAGGTTAGATTGAAAGAGAGGTTGAATGAGATTAAGGAGACTACTCCTGGAAGGTTGATTATTAAAGAGTTCCCTACAGGGGGTTCGAATGTAAATCAGCTTAGGGCTCTTTTGGTGCAACTTCGCCTGCACAAGGACTTTACCCCAGATGTTATCATTGTAGACTACCTAGAGCTTCTGCGTCCGAACAGGACCATTGATTCAGAATACCAAGCACAGCAGAGGATTGCTGAAGAGTTGAGGGGGTTGGCAGTAGAGCACAACATTTTATTGTGGACTGCATCCCAAACAAATCGTCAGGCGCGGAGGGTTCACACTATTACAGATGCGGAGCTAGGAGATTCCTATGGAAAGATCCGACCCGCAGACTGGGTAATCTCTCTTAACCAAACCCAAGAGGAGTATGATGAGGGGACAATGCGTATCTACGTGATGAAGGCCAGAGACTCTAAACAGCACTATAATGTAAATGCGATAGTGGATTACACTACTCTTCAGATTAGGGAGGCAGGGCATGAAGAACAATCGTCCGAGTGAGTTTCCGTTCGTAAAGGAGAAGAAGCATGTTTACAATAAGTTTATTGATAAAGAAATTTCTTCTGTTAATTTAGGGTGGGCTGTTTTCGGATTTGAGCTTCACTCAGATTTATGCGAGGGTGATATCAAAGCAGATGGGGTTTCGGATTGGACTGAAAAGAAGATTAAATTGGATATGAATCTTTCCGATTTAGACGCCAGGGAGACTATAATCCATGAACTCTACCATTNTATGCTAGAGGGTTGTGGTTTGGATGAGAAAAACTTCGATAACACAAGGATGGTATTGACAAACGAACAGCTTGTGGTATCATTATCAAAACAAACCATGCTTATTCACCATCTTAACCCTAAACTATTTGCTACCCTCTATGGATAATCTAATTCAAGTAGAATACGAAAACGGTGACCCCAAACTTAGTAAGGAAACCTTCAACACTGTCTGTGCTAAGATAATGAAAATTAGCACTCACCCTGGAGAAATTGAGGAACAACTTTCTGAAATTCCTGCCCTATACTCTTACTACTATGGTATAATGATTCGCGCAAAGAGAATCTTAGACTATGCTGAAGATGATCTAGAGAAGCATAAGGCATTGAGCAGGACTGAGAAGCGCAAAGAGGTTAAACTCACTGCAATCGCAGGGGAGGACTTTGTAAACTCACTTCCTGAGACTGTGGCACTAAATAATGAAGTATTTCGTCTTAGAGAGGTCTACGGCTACGCGAAAGGTATCTGTGGGTCTCTAGAGATGAAGAAAGAAATGCTTGTCCAGCTGTCAGCTAACAGTAGGCAGGAATCCAAGCTTTACCAATAACTTGTTAGCACTCAAATGCAAAACCAATAGCCTAAAGGAGAAAACAATGGCAAAAACATTCGCTGAACTACGTGAGATGCACAAGAAGATGTTGCAAGAGGATAAGGCTTCACCCTCGTCGGGGGGAGGTATTTCTGATTGGGCAACTTTTGAGGATGGGGACAATTTTATCCGATTCCTCCCAGGAAAGGACAACCCTTTTGAGTTTTTTGTGGAAGGAGCAATCCACAAGTATCAGGATGATGAAGGTCGCTGGCGCAACTATAAGTGCCGTAAACCTCAGGGTGAGAAGTGCCCTGTGTGTGATTTCTACTTCGATCTGTGGCGTCGTCACAAGGATCTTAATCTTGGTAAGGACGAGAACGGTAGGAATGTCACTTCCAAGTATGGTGACATGGCTACTCGCATCAAGCAAAAGCCCAGATTCTATGCTCTGGCTGTGATTCGTGCTCTAGAGGAAGCGGGTCAAGACCCGGTGAAGTATGTTGCTATGAGNAAGCAGTTGTTTGATCGAGTGATGCACGCCATGTTTGATGATGACTTCCAAGACGAAGACGACAAGGAAAACAGCACCATCATCTCGATTGAGAGGGGAAACGACTTCAATGTCCGTATTACGAGGCAGGGTCAATGGCCTAGCTTCATCGAGTCTGGACCTAAGTATAAGAAGTCTCGTGCAGGAACACCCGCTCAGGTTGCTGAGTGGATGGATAACGAATTGAATCTTCAACCCATTGTTGAGGTTGATAGCTACGAGAAGGGCAAGGAAGTTATTATGAGCCTTGAAGCTTCTCTAAACCCTGTTAAGACCGAAAGTGTCTTGTCTGAAAAGCAGGAGGATCTACAAGTATGATTAAGCAGAGAAAGTTTATTTATGGGTTCATGGCAGTCGTGTTAACCCTCAGTTTAGCATCATGCGCTCTTATGGAGAGTATGTTTGATGATAAGATGGTTACTACCACGGGTAATGTAACACCAGCGGGTCTGGAGCGGGTTATCCCAGCCGATCTGGGCGCGGTGGACATCCCAGAAGAGGTTCGTAAGCGTCTTGAGGAAAGTGGTCAAACCTTGGTTATTGTGGACAGGGATGACGTAGTTGATCCCGCTATGGCAGTTGATCTCACCGATCCAGGTGAGGGCTGGTTGGAGCCTGCCATAGGGATTAGTCTAGAGGTCCTAGGGACGCTTTTCCCAGGTGTGGCTGTGTTGGAGGGCTTGGGTCTTCTCTTCTCTAGGAGAAAGCGTAAGCACTATGGAGCGGCTGTTAAGGCTGCTGCCCCTGTGAACGGAAACATGGAATTGAAGGAAGCGGTGGTTGATTTAGGTAGGGCTATCGGAGTTTTACACAGTTCCGAAGCATCGAAGGAAGCCTTTGAGGAAGGGCTTGGAGAAGGGGAAGAGGAAGAGGACGTGTTGTAACCCTAAAAGGTTGCTCAAACCATTGGGTTAAGGACAGAGGATTCAATATCCTCTGTCCTTTTTTATATCTATAGGGCTATTATTGTGCATGGAATTGAGTCGAAGACTTCGTATATTGGTGGTGTTTGCAAATCATGGAGGTTGCAGTTACTATAGGCAGTTATCTCCCATGAAGATGCTAGAGGAGGAACTACCGGACAAGGTAGAAGTAAGGTATACTGATAATCCTCTAGAGGTTAATGCTGACAAACCTCCATCGAAGGAGGCACCTCCCGCGCCTAAAGATTTAAAAGATATGAATTGGGCAGACATTATCTTTATAGCAAATATTCTAAAATTTGGAGGACCCTATACTGCTCGCGTGGTCGGGATAGGGAAGCAGCTTGGTAAGTTTGTGCATTTTGACACAGATGACTTACTGACTGGGCTGTATGAAGAGCATCACCTATACGACACTTATAAGCAAAATAAGCTAGATGATATTACTAAATTTTGTTATTTTAATTCAGACTTAGTTACGGTGACCCAACTAAAATTTGCTGAACGCATTCGGCCTTTTGTAGGGAAATGTTTGGCTGTAATTAAAAATACTCTGGACTATACTCTACCTGCATGGAATCAGCCTAAAGTGTATTCTAAGTTTGCTAGAATTGGATATGCTGCGGGTATCCATCACAGATGTGATGTTAAAGTATTTAAAGCAATTCCCCATTTAGTAAACCAACGTGCAGGGAGGGAAAATGTTAGGTGGGACTTCTATGGTCACCCACCTCCTGATCCTAACAAGCCAAAGGATAGCTGGGAGGCAAAGGTGTGGCCGGAATACATGTCCCAGCTTCTTAGTGGATTTAAAGGGCAAAAGAACTTTACGGTCCACTACGCACTTCCCCCAGACGCCTATGGAGGGTATTATTCTAATATGGATGTTGCCATTGCTCCTTTAGCTTGGAATGAGTTTAATGATTCCAAATCGGATATTAAAGTCGCAGAGTGTTCTAGATACAAAATTCCTCTTGTGGCAAGCAATGTAGGTTGTTACGAGGATACTATTATTAATGGGGAGACTGGCTACCTGATAGACCCCGATGCACCAAAGGGAGAGTGGGTTAAGATTCTGTCTAAGCTTGTGAAAGATAGAAAGCTTAGGACTGAACTAGGTCAGAACCTCCATGATAGGACCAAGGACATTTTCGATGGTAGAAAGAATATAGTGCAAAGATACTCAGTGTATATGCAGGCTATGAAAGATTTAGACTATAAAATTCAAAAATGATTAAAGTAATGAGCGGGTTTGCTGGGCCAGGAGGGTCCACAGTAGCCCTTAATAATTTGGTTAATTTATTTAACGATAACGGTTTGGATGCTTGTTTTTATACTCATCCCCTTAAGTGGGAAGGTATAAATTGCAAATGGGAGTCGGCTGAAAAGTGTAATTTTAGTCCTGAGGATTCCTGCGTATATCACTACATTGATATGCAGCGGAGACCTAATGTTAAAAAACTAATACTATCCTGTCATGAAACTCAACTGTTCCCGGTTAAAGAAAAAAATGTTGTGTATGACGATGCCCATTTCGTATCTACTTTTCAAAAAGACTGGCACGGTGTGGATGGTGTTGTAATTCCCAATATAGTTAAGAATTACGCTAAAGTTCCTCGTATTTGGAAAAAGGGTCC